ATATCAGGGGCTGTCGTGTTAGGATCGAGGCGTCCCATATCACTAATCAACAATTCCAGTTCAGCCGTGTTCAAAGCGCCAAACCCAGAGGCGCCGGTTGCTGAGCTATCTTTGAGGCGTTTGAGGGCGCCCAATGCGATTGGGCTTTTCAGTTGCGCGACCAAGGTTCTAATTCGGCCAGCCGGTAAGCTGGGGAATGCCCCCAAAGGTACCGAAGCGAGGCCAGTGACGGGCATGTCGGTACCCTCGAATATATTCAAAATTTGGTCAGCGGTATCCAAAACAAATCGTGCGGTTTGCGCTTGCGTTACCATGCCCGTTGTTGCTGCTCGCCTAGCGGCTTCTTCCGCCGCGGCCGCCGGACCACCAGGAATAACTTCAAGGCTCATCGGCCGCCCTTGGGCGTCCCTAACCATTCTGTAGCCGGGAGGGATCTGCCCATAGGTTTTTGGCGCAGCAGACGACCCCTTGAACTGCACATAATCTTCGAATGTGCCGCCGTAACCGTTCGCACGTGCGTACTCGTACTCTTGTACCATCGATGGCTTTTTGCCCGGCGTGTACATTTTCGCCAGGACATTACCCGCCATCGTTATGGCGCTTTTGGGGTCATACTGAGCGACTGCGCTGATGAACGGCCGGACAGCGGCTGGCACGGGCTGCAAAGCGGATGGCACGGTTGTTTGCTGCCGCGCGACCGGCAACGCTTGATCCATGTAACCCTGCTCATATGCGTCATAGTCGCTGCCAAACGCGCCAGGGTCATCCATCTCTGGCCGCGCCATCATTGACGCGACAGTGCGGTTTGCGATGCCACGCGCCATCTGCTCGTTTACCGGCTGCGGTGCGAACATGTTGCGTATCGCCTTTTCGTCGCGCAGCTTCTTAGCCAGCGCGCCACGCTGAAGCGCGGCGTTCATCGAATTTTGATACACCGCCATCGGCCTTGCCAAATCAAGCGGGGGCGGCGTCGGCGATAGACGCGCTGCGCCGCGCGCACCGATTTGAGCGCCTAAGTTAAATAGGCCCATCAGCGCCGCTTCGCGCTGGTCCGATGGGCTGAGAAGACCGCCTGCGATCAGGTCGTCATAAATCGCCATATCAAATAAACCCAAATGCTTTGGAACCAAAATACGCCGCCTGGCCCAAGCCGGCGAGATTACCGATCGCGGATGCGGTTGGGTCACTGTAGACCGGCTGCGACTGCGTTCCGCCCATCGTGCCGCCGCGCACGAAGGTCATGTAATTCGCCAGACGCTCGGTCGGCTCCGCCTGTAGGAAATTGAAGCGCTGGATGTCGTCAGCAAGCTCTTGCGCCGACTTCTCTTCACGCGCCAGACCAAAAGCCGCCAATTTGCTGATATCGTTGTAATCGGCGTCGGCTAGTGCGGGCGCGGCCATCGAGGCGCCAAAGCGGTTCTGATAATCCTGTTGCGCAAGATTGCCCAAGGCCTGCATCGCGCCAAGCTGGTTCTGCCGCTCGGTTGCAAAGTTCTGCGCGTAGACCGGCGCCAGAGCAGAAGTCATCGCGGCCATGTTAGCCCCGCTGCCCAGACGCCCTGCCCGGCTAAACTGACCTTGTATCTGGTCAATCGCGGGCTGCAACGCGGCGCTCAGATAAGGATTACTGGCCGACAGAAAATCGCCGCGAGCGGTGGGAGCGTACATTTCCGCCGCCGGGTTTTGGAACCCACCACCCATCGCGGTGTTTACGAAATTCTGCGCGCCCGACAAAAGCGGGCTACCAGCCATCGCGCGCGTCTCACCGCGCGCCAGTGCCTCAGACGTAGCAGGGCTGAAATCGACATAGGTTTGGTCTGGGTAAAACTCACGCGGCGTGTTGAACAAATCTTCTGCGCGTTCCAGACCCCTCTTCAAAAACGGTTCCGCGTATGACGGTGGCCCACTGGTGGTCTGCGCGATTGAAGTCTGTTTACTCCCACCGCCGAATAGATCGCCCAAGAAACTCATATTAGATATCCTTCGTTAGCACGACGCTGGCCTCGGTGAAGCCGTCCAGCTTCCGCTGCCATCCGCGTCTGCCGATGATTGAAATGCGTCGAATGCCGCGCGCCTTCGCAGCGTGTTCAACGTCTCGCTCGATTTTGATCAGTTCGTCCAAGTCGCCACCGGCCAGCCAAAAATGAAGTTGGCGCCCGGTTGGCAGGTCGAGGTCTTGCGTGACGACCGCGCTTGCGTCGCCGACGTAAAGGTCCGCGTTGCGCGCCATCACCATGCGCATCACGTCGTTAAGGGTATGCGTGTCACCGCAGTGCCGCAGCGCCGCCCGTATGTGCGGAGCAGCCGCCTGCCAATCCGCGTGGAAATTACCCGATGACCACATAGTCAAAGCTGCGCGTTGTCGTGTCGCTCGAATGCGTGATCGTGAACGTAAACTTCGCGCGGGTTGAAACGTACATGCCCCCGGCCGCAAGTTCCGTCGCGCCAGCCGACGATGTCGGCATAAACAGCACCACAGTATCGGGGCCAACGCGGTAGTCCGTGACCGCCGTCGATGTCGCCGAGTTTGTCAGCGTGACTGAGCCGGTTGCGTTCAGCTTGCCGCCAAGCACGCCGTTGACGACGTCCGCGACCTCGCGCTTGGTGTGATCGGGCGCCAGCCCGCGGAAGTTAACCGTCGCCATTATCGCAGGCCGACCTGCTTGGCATCGACGTCGATGCCCTGCGCGATTTGCCACTCTCCCGTGATCGACATGCGCACCCGATGGAACGCGCCCAGCGAACGAACCGGGCAATAGCCGTCCGCGTTGATGCTGCTCGCCGACGTGAATGTCGGCACGTCGATCTGTCGCTGACGCGCGCCCACCGCAATCGACACCGTTGGCGACTGACCGCTTTTGCTTGTCATGTACGGGATCACGTTATTGACCAGCGCGCGGCGGCCTGGCGCAACAGAGAACTCACCCGTCTCAATCGTCGCGTCGAGGCAGTCGCCGGTGAAACTGTGTACCTTTTTGTCTTTTGCGCCGGCGAAGAAAAACGACCCACCCTTATAAATAGCGCTGTCCATACTCGCCGGCAGCGCGTCCACGCTCGACGAGATGTTGTCAAGCTGCTCCAACGTGTAGCCCGAAGTGAATAGCTGAGCGAGCGCCGTGCAGTCTGTTGCGATGTAAGACCAGCGATTGAGGTTGTAGTTGTAAACGAGAATTTCGTTGTTTTCGCCGCTGGCCGACGACGTGTTTGGGTAGGCCCAGATCACATTCTGGTTCACCGGATCAACCGCCGACACCATGTTGTCGCGATCCGCGACCTTGAAACGATCCAAGAACCAGCGGTTAATTTTTTCCGCGCCGATTGGAACAAGGTCCGTGCCGCGCAGCATGTAAAATCCGTCGTCGCTTAAAAAGAAAACCATCGCAGAACCGACCGACGCGACGCTGCCGGGAACTGAACAGCCGCGCTGATTGGTCAGGCGGTCAACCTGATAGATCAACGGCGCGCCGACAAAAGAAAGGCGCACGATAGCGCGGTCAAACAACGCGATGGCGTACTCGCCGCCAATCAGGCCTGTGCAATCGCCAGCGTCGGCGACGTCCTGATAATCGGAGAGGTCTGTTCCGGGCGTCCACGACGTTTGGTCGTTAATCCCGCTCCACCAGAGGCGGTAAGGTTTTTCGCCATCGGTTGTGTCGTTCGTGTAGCCGAGCATGACCTGATCACGCACAACTGCGATGAACTTTGCCTTCGGCGGCGTCCCCGAAAGGTCTGCGAACGCGGAGCCACTCGCGACAGTTCCGGTCTGGATGTTGTCGTCGTAGTTGGTGGCGAGCAGAGTTTCGCCGAACTGGACAAAGCGCCAGCGGTCGTCGCCCGCTGTCGAATAGCCGCCAACCTTGCTGAGATCAGTCAGCGAACTGTCAGCAGCATTCATCTTATACAGCTTGCCGCTGTCGCCTGCGTAAAGCGCAGCATTCCCACTGTCGTCTTTGCCGGCGAACATGCCCAGAATTTTATTTGTCGCGGCGCCAGAGAGTGCGGACAAGTCGTTGAAACAGCGATACCCGGTAGCCGCTGGAATGACGTTCTTCGCCTCCGTCGCGCCCGGATTATTTAGTGCGGGCTGGTCAGGTAAAAATTCACCAAAATTTATCACGCTGCCCGTCTCCATTCTTCACCGTCGCTGCTAACGACGGCCCAGACTTCGCCACCCGCGCTCACCGTTGACCACGTTTCGCCTTCTTCGGTTTCCGCTGTCCACGCTTCGCCAAGCCGTTCGTTGTCGGCTGTCGCGGTGACGACAGAGTTTGCTGTCCCCGCTTGAGCGTAGGTCGCAAGCAAGTTGCCAGATGCAGTCGCTGCGATGTCGGCGGCGCCGTCCATTCGAAAAGTGCAGAAGAATTGCCCCGCAGCGGTGGTAGAAGCCGTGCCGCTGCCAGAAACTTGCCGCAGCGGCGTCGCTACACCGCTTGCGGTGACATTGATTTCGCCAGAGCCGATAACACCGACTGTGATCTGCGCAACCGCGTCGAACGACAGCGCCCCTTGCGCCGTGCCAGAAACCGCGACCGTGTAATTCGCCGTCGCGCTACTGGTTACTGCAAAGCCGCCGGTTCCAGTTGGCTCATGGAGGTCAAGGCCAAGCCAAAACGGATCATCAAGAGGATAGTTGGCGGCTGTGTCGAGGACCGGGTAGAAGGCATCTAACTGGTCGAGAGTGACAGCCAT